CACATCATGGAAAATCGGATCGAAAATGAACAATCCCTTGGCACTAACGTGTACTCGGGTGACTGGAAAATGACTCATGATTATCTACAACGAATGGGTGAAAAAGTTATCGCCGGTGACTTTTCCACTTTTGATGGAACATTGAATTCTTGCATTATGTGGGAATTCGTCAATGTGATCAACGAATGGTATAATGATGGAGAGAGGAATGCCCTTATCAGGCGGACGCTATTTCTTGAAGTTATCAATTCAATGCATCTTTGCGACGATACTTTCTATATGATGAACCACTCTCAGCCTTCGGGTAATCCAATTACCACAGCGCTTAATTCATTCTATAATTCCGTATCAATGCGAATTGTGTACGAAATTTGTAGGATTGCAGCTGGTGTGAGTGTGGCTGAAACATTCAATAAGCATGTAAAAATGGTCTCCTATGGTGATGATAATGTTGTGAACTTTGATGATTTTGTTGCTCCGTGGTTTAACCAAAATACAATCACAGAAGCATATCTCAAAATCGGAATGATCTATACAGACGAAGCCAAGACTGGAGATGTGATGGCAGATTTCAGAAACATTGGAGATGTTGCCTATTTGAAAAGGCACTTTCGGTTCGAGCAGGGGCGTGTTTACGCACCTCTAGACCTCTCTGTGATTCTTGAAACATGCAATTGGATCCGAGAAACACCCGACAAAATCGGGGCATGCAAAGAAAACTGTGAAAACAGTATTATGGAACTAGCACAACATCCACGTGCAACATTTGCCGAATATGTTCCAAAAATTACAACGGCATTCCGTGAGGCTTCATCTCTCCATAGTTCTGGTGAAGAACTTGAAATCAAGACTTACGATGAGTACGAAGATAATTGGATTGAATCCTATTTTATCTAAGTACGGGTCAATAACTGATGGTCTGTTTGTTATCGAGTAGCGTAAAACACTACCCTATAATTTACAGAACTAAGGTTATTGGTAACAAAGTTAAACATTGAGAAGACAACTCTTTTGTTTATTTCCTTTTAATTTATCCTTTTTCGCGGATTAGCCTGCAAGTCGTAAGACCCAAGTAGTTAATTGTTTCGGAGGAATTTAGATGACGATACGAACTATGTTCGGAGGAATTCTAATGACGATACGAAACATATTATCAAAGGTGAACCATTTTACAGAAAAAGATTATAAATAATGTCCGTTATTTTGTATACG